TGATCTTTACATGCCAAGTGGCGAATCCGAGAAGGTTGGCGAATTGGTGATTGGTGTTGATATGTCTGCATCTATCAATGACCGCGAGGTTGCCGCGTTCTTGTCTGAGGTGAAGCATATCTGTGATACGGTAAAGCCCGCCGGAGTCCGCCTTCTTTACTGGGACACAGAGATATGTCGTGACGAGTACTACGACGAGCAATCTACCGGGAAGCTTGTAGCGTCAACCAAACCAGAAGGTGGCGGCGGTACTGATGTGCGTTGTGTTACTCAGTACATCCAAGATAAAAACATCAAAGCGCAAGCGTGTATCATCCTGACAGATGGCGATATCTTTGGTGGTTGGGGCGAGTGGTCTCTACCTGTGCTGTGGTGTATCTTGGGCAGAACAAGCAAGGTCGCACCTGTTGGTAAGACTGTCCATATCAAACCAGAGGATATGTAATTATGCCCAGAGGTATAGCTTATAGACGCGCACAAAAACAACGCATGGTCGCCAAGGCCATGCGAATAACTGACGACAAGTATACAGCAATTCGTCTAGCAGATAACCTGCGAAAGTGTTCTTGCTTCATGTGTCAAAACTTCACGCATGAAGAGGGGAGATTACAAACAATCAAACATGACGTGTCTACACGTCAACAACTAATGGAGAGTATGTTATGAAATTTATTTCGATGAATATGACTAAGGTCAAAAGCCTAGAGCCAAACAACATGAGTTTGGAAGCCGATCCAGATTGGTTAGCAGACCCAAAAACAGCACCATTGGCATATGACTTGGAAGGACGCGAACACTTGAAAGCTTTTGCACGGGCGATAAAAGAAGCGTTTCCTACATACAAGTTTGCACATAAAGACAGTCAATCGATGTATGTCTACAGAGTTGGTGATCAATACACGATGGGTGACATTGCTTTCGCTGACTACAGAGACAGGAAAAGTAAGCCGCAAGAATACGAGCCAGATGGAACGCCAAAAGAGTACAGAAAGTTTTGTGTATTTAGTCCTAACATGGACAACGGTAAGTATTCCTACGGTCAACGTGAGAACATGGCTGAAGCTGTATCTATCAAACGTGCTATGGCTAATGTTCGTAAGTATCTACGGCCTATGAATTTGGTGCAGTCCATGAGCCTTACTCATGCTGATGTATCACGAGCCGCACAAAAATCTTTACGTGCGCTTGTAGATGAAGCGAACAAAGCAAGACGTGACATCATCTCTGACAGTACTCTTGATGTGACTAGCGCGTATTCAAGCCTTAATACTTTGCCGAAAACGGATGCCCTGACACTAGAGCTAAAACACTTGCTCGATACTGGGCATGAGTTCGTTAATCCTGAGTTCAAACAACAGCTAGAGGATTTGTTTGCTCAACGTGACAAGGTTACGGAGTCTAGGACTAATTATCTTAAACAAAGACATACGTATGTGGAGACTTCTATAAATACCTTTGGCGATATAAAGTACAAGGTCGTGAGGGATGTAGACGTAGATACTAGGTTGGACGATCATATACCTTCTGACAACATCTCTATCTATACACAAGCAGATTTGCCCAAGGAGCTGGAGGGTAAGTTGGCGGTTATCCAAATGGTAGAGGACAATCACTACGTGGATGGTGTTGGCTATCGCGTAAGCGATGGGGCTTGTTATCTTGTCCAATAAGTACTGGGCAGACATGACAGCCGATGAAATTGCTGAGGGAAACGTATACCGCGTTTCCTTCTCAAATGATGAAAATGATAAAGAAAGTGTTTTTATTTCATGTTTAGGTATTGAATGTCTTGACACGTCAGTAAAGTCACACTATATCAATATACGTGAGACACCTAAATGGGTACAAGAGGGCGTCGCTAGGCTAATGATAGTTGATAATATCAAAGGTGTTGGCGAACGTCACAGTTCCAAAAGAAATATCTTTTATTTGTTTCACAATTAAATCTTGGTTGGGCGTGGTTCATAGCCACGCCTGATCAGACGCCAGTTACGAAACCAGTTAGGTAGAATTTATGACGCCTGAAGCAAAAGTTAAAAAGAAAGTAGTACAGCTACTTAAACAGTACAAAGCGTACTTCTTCTATCCTGTCACTGGTGGGTATGGCTACAGTGGTGTGCCAGATATAATAGTATGCCACAAAGGTCGGTTTATCGGTATCGAATGTAAAGCGGGGACGAACAAGCCTACCGCATTACAAGAAAAGAACTTGAGAGATATCGAATTAGCTGACGGAATATCGATGGTTGTTAATGAGGACAACATCGCAAGTGTAGAGGAAACTCTGCAAAAACTTTAATGGAGAATAGCATAATGGCTACTTTAAAAACAAAAGCCCCTGAGACAGTTCAAATCCATGTGATCAAACAGGGAATGTTAAAACTTAGAATTATAGGTGAGACACCTATGTATTTTAATAGCATGGGATCAAAAGCTAAACGTGACCTAGTTACTGGGGCAGGTAAGAAAACAGCGGCTGAGAAAAAACTTCTCAAGCATGATCCTGAGAACGAGTTTAGGGAAACAATGTATAAGGGTAGTAAGGGTGACACTTTACTATATTTCCCTGCAACAGGAATTAAAAAAGGTATGGGTACAGCGGCCTTGGAAACCGCAGGGATTACAAAAGCAAATGTTAATCGTTTAATATTTATGCCACAACAACAAATTCCAATATGGGGTAAACCTTATCTCAAGATGGATGTTGTTAGAGCCGCTGATATGAACAGGACACCAGACGTACGCACACGTGCGTATCTACCAAGATGGTGTTCCGAAGTAACTATCAAGTATTGTACACCTACTTTTAACGCACGAGGAGTTGTTTCTCTGTTAGCCAATGCAGGTATGATTTGCGGGCTTGGAGATAACAGACAGGAAAAGGGCAACGGTTCGTATGGTTCTTATTCTGTCCACAGTGCCGAGGATATGGGAGATGCTAAATCTCTTTGGGATGAAATCGTAGCAGAAGGGCGTGAAGTCCAAGAGTTGGCTTACGAACACCCTGAGTGTTACGATGATGAAACTCAAGATTTACTAGATTTTGTCCAAGAAGAACGTGTGCGGAGAGCCGCGTAATTCTCTCTTTTGTTTGGTTTTGGAGTGGGGCGGTGCGCCGCCCCTGTGCCACTGGTTAAGGTACGGCGGTTGGGGTAAGCGACGTTCGGGTCAGGTGAGTTGCGCTATGGTAAGCTATGTCGTGGATAGTTACGGCGGTTGGGTTGAGGCGTGTTCAGTTTGGTTGAGTTATGTCACGTTGGGCTATGGCGGTTGAGTTAAGCTCAGTTTGGGTCTGTTCGGGTCAGTCGGGCTATGGCGAGTTTTGTCGAGGCGGTTGTGTCAAGTTGTGTTGTTGTAAGTTTCGGATCGGCGAGTTCTGTTGTGCTTTGGTGAGGCGGTTCAGCTAAGTTGGGGTCAGATCAGTCGGGTTTTGGCGAGTTCAGTTTGGTTACGGCGGTTGAGTTTGGTTGGCGTGAGTTTAAGAGTGTTATGATCTGTTCTGTTTCGGCGGTTGAGTTTGGTTGAGTTCCGTTGAGTTCAGTTATGGTATGTTCCGTTTTGTTTCGGTCTGGCGGTTGAGTCGAGTTATGGGCGGTTAAGTTTAGTTTGGTCGAGTTACGGCGGTTGAGTTTGGTTGTGATAAGTGGCGGCGAGTTGAGTCATGTCGGTTAAGTTTGGTCGTGTTCGGGTGGGGTTTGATATGTCAAGTCACGGTAATTAATTTTTTAGAAGGATAAATTGTATGAGTAAATTTAATAAGAAAACACGTCAAAAGATGGTCGATGACTATCTGAATGACACAGGTAGAAATACCTTTAAAGCGGATGAGTTTATTACATGGTTGGATACACAACCAGATCACCCGCTACACGCATCGTTTCATGGGAGAGACGACGAGTTGTTGTGGCATGCTAAACTAAACTTGGCACGACAGTTTGTTTCTGGGTTACGCATTGTGGTTAAAAGTGAAGTCATCGAATCAGCAGTGCCTTCAATCAAAGTCACAGAATATCCTGCATACATCTCGCCAGTTTCTACCAGAAAACTAGGTGGTGGTTATGAAGCGTTCGATCCTGATAGTGAAAAGTCACAGGAAGAGTTACGCAGACAAGCAGGTGTATACCTAGCAGGGTGGTTGAACAGGTACAGAGGTTGTGCCGAACACATAGGCGTAGACCTAACACCCATTGAAGATATCGTTCGTGTGTTGCGTGATGACAAA